AACTTTTGGAACTCATTGAGGCGGCTAGAACTGATGAAACAGCATTCTCGCATCTGGTTCATCATGTGCTTGATTTGCGGTATGCGTTGAGCAATATTGCCGAAGACGCCAATGAGGCGGCAAAAAATATGCTTGGCCATATCAACGCCAAGCGTTGATCCACGGCGACACCTGCCGTTTCCCAGTGGTGTGACTCCAGAGAGATGGAATGTTTGGAGGGCTTGTTATGTCAGAGCAGATTGAGAATCCAAAGGCTGCCGTTCCCGGCTTTTGGACAAATGTCGTTAGTGCCTATTCAGATGCAAAGCAGCGGTGCCCAGTGCTTACATCCGACCCGAATGGGGGTGATTTCCGAAAAGGATACCTGCGTTATCTAATTTTTAGGGATAACAAGGCATTCTTGCAATGTGGGCCGGTGCTTCCAACCAGCTTAATTCACGAGGTTGAGACATTCGAGGTTCCTGCCAAGGTGGCCGAAAAGGCGATTCAGGCGGCAATGGATGTAGTCAACAACTGGGCCGAGTGGTCTGGGGCTGGATCCTAACACTAATCGCCCCGCTGTCCATTCGGCTGGCGGGGCTTTCTGGAGGACCGACAATGAAATACCAAATTGACGATGTTGTTGAGGTTCAGTTTTCTGGGATCGTGCGTGGCCAAGAATTCAAAGTCACGGAGGTGTTTACCGTTTGCGGTGTTGTGAAGCACGCCGAGCCGGGTGCTAGTTACGACACAGTCATTAAGTGGCAGTATCTTGTCGAGAAAGGCCCAAGTGCAAACGACAAGCGTGAGTGGGTCTGGGAGAAGGACATTGTCAGAAAGGTGGTGAAATCATGAATAAGGGAACTATCGAGGATTTTTGTAAACTTGCTCCACTAAGTCCTGAATCAATAGAGGCGTTAAATGAAAGGCGACTTATGCAGTCTTGCGGCAATCATTTGCCGCCAAATGAGGCTAGTTTAAGCAAGCACATTGCCGAATGCGAGGCGCAAAACGAAGAACTTCGTCGGATTGTTCGGTGGTATATGCGTCATTCTGGCGTTGATATGCCCGAAGAAATGCGGGTTATCTTTAACAAGATAAGCGGAGTAAACCAAAGGAGGTTTGGAATGAGCGACCACAAGCATGACCGTGAAATTGCTGACGGTTTCACCATAACTAAGGTTTGCAACTGCTTTCGATGCTCCAAGGAAGCGGCGTGTATCAAGTTCTCGATGATGACCGGCTACAAGCTCTACACCAACTATCGGCTATGCCCGATGTGTTCGGTTGAGATGATGAATTTTCTGGCCATCAGCCCACTGCCAAAGGAGAGTGAATAATGAGAAACGATAGCGGCGGTTAAAGCTGCTATAGGTGTCGTTCTGCTCTGGGCTGGAGAGCAGGCGGCAGAAAAATGGGGTAAATGACTGACAGCCCAGCCGGTCCTTGTGGCTGGCTGGGCTTTTTCGGGAGGTAAATGATGTTGTTCGGTCTCCCTGAAATGAAAGTATTCGCTGAGACAAGCAGCGATCCTCGGATCAAAGCTCTCTGGGCAAGACTGGAAGAGGCCCGCAGAAAGAATGCGCTTTGGTGCAATGAAGTAAACACGCTGCGCGACCAGCTTCGCTGGCGTAAGTGGCCGGAGGAGAAGCCGGAGGAGAAAGACGAATACATGACCATCATCGACGATGAAGGAAACGACGACACTTGCCTATTGTTTTGGAACGGCTCCGAGTTTTGTTTGCGTGGTGGGTTTCGGCCACTTGTTCGTTATTGGCGATCAATTGGCGAACTGCCGGGAGAGTGAGCGATGAGCAATTGGTTCTGCCCAGACTGCGTTGGCTTGCTGATTGGAAGTTATTGCAATTGTTCAAATACTCCAGGAGTTGATTGTGGATAAGCCGCTGCTATTTTTAATTGCTGGCTATTTTGGCGGGCAGATGTTAGCGTATTTGTTTTTGTTTGGAATGAGTTTTATACGAGTCAAAAAAAAGAAGGGTGGATGATGAGTAGCCTTTATTCTGTAGCTGTAGACGAGTTGGTTAGGCTGCGCGACCAGCTTCGCTGGCGTGATGCAAAAACTGAAAAGCCACAAGAAGGAGAATTGTGCCTGATTGTCATGCGAAATATGATTTGGCCTAATGTGATTCAGTATTCCGAGTTTGGTTCCTACCGTAGCCCTTGGGACACAGACTTTATTTTGTACTGGCGACCAATTGGCGAACTGCCGGTATAACACACCTCTTTGAATTCTCCCATCGAATGAACTACTCAAGCTCGGGTGTATTTATTTGGGACATTTTAATCCCAAATGAGGCTTCCGATGTTCTGGTACTGGGTTGGTTACATTCTGACTGCCTGGCTCACCGCCGACTTTCTGACCGGCCTTTTCCACTGGTTTGAAGACCGGTACGCCAAAACCTCCTGGCCTATTTTCGGCCCCCTAGTTGCCGCCCCCAACGAATTGCACCACAGCGAACCCCGCGCATTTCTCCGTGGGAGCTACTGGGATCGCAACAACACCACGATGATTCCCTGTCTTTTGATCGCAGCTTGGCTGGGATACCAGGAGCTTTGGTGGGGGATGTTAGTCGGCATTTTCGCCTCGCAGGCGAACCAACTCCACGCCTGGACCCATCAGGGCAGCGTTCCCCGCCCGGTCAAAATCCTCCAAGAAACTGGCATCTTGCAGAACGCCCGCCACCACGCCCGACATCATATAAGTCCTTATGCCACGCACTTTTGCGTCATGTCTAGTTGGCTAAACCCCTTGTTTGACTCCATCGGTTTCTGGCGCTGGCTGGAAAAAATCGTTTTCTTTTTTTTACGCGTTCGACCCAAGCAAGGTTAATACCATTGCCGGAATGATCTAAGCTGCCGGGGCCGCACCATCCCCTTCGGCGTGAGCCGACCGTGTGACAGGCCAGCAGCCATGGGCCAGGTAGTGTTTGAGTGCGGTTGAGGCGCTACCAGAAGATATCGGGCCGCATACTCGATAATGAGGGTTCGAGTCCCTCTTTCGGCGATAACCAAGGAAAGACCATGCTGCAAGAAATCAAATCCCAACACGAAGTGGACGACAACGGCAACCCGGCTGGGGGTCGCACTTGGGGGACTGGCATTCAAATCGATTGGCAGAATGGCCCGCTGGCCGTGGACGGGTTTCGTAAGGAGCCGAATGGAGCCTTCGTCGAAGGGGTAATTCAAGCCGCCATCGACCGCCTGCAACATTACCAGTCGGGCAAGTTCGCCTGCCGAGAGAACGCCCTGGCCATCACCAAGCTGGAAGAAGCCCTTCATTGGTGCCAGCATCGGACGGCCAACAGGACCAAGCGCGGGGTCGAAGGGACTCATACGGTGTGACATGGTGGGATTGGGCAAGCTGGTAATTGCCTACCTCATCGTCTTTGAACGGGTCTGGGTTCCCCCAACCGCAGTCCAAGAAAATCCTTTCGTCAGGAATCTGATCGCCCAGGTCGCCCAGGACCTAGAGCTTTTTGCTTATCCAGACTGTACTTCCTTGAACAAAGCTCGTGACGCCTACGAGCAAACGCTGACCTGTCGGGCAAAACTGGCAGATGCCAAGAAATTTTTTTATATCGATTTTTATGTGGAAGGAACGACTTGTTACATGATTTGGGCGAATAAATACAATCGACCGTTTGATGAAGTTTGTCGTCGGAATATCTTGCAGGGTTATGGTGAGTCCCGGGATTTTTGGTTGATCGTACAACGGGAAAACGACTTAATTTATAAAGTGTACGATTTGCTTGACGATCAATACCGAAACATACCACTCTACTCCAAGCGTTTGAAACTAGATCAATTGCGCGAAATTTTGGGTGGCGAAGCCTACGAAGCTGGCTGGCTTCCTAACCCAACCCCGACTTGGAGATTCTTGCCGTGAAAGAATACGATCTTTACCGATGTATATCTGACCTAGCTTGCGTGGCCAGCTTTACTTTCATTGCTTGGATGCTTCTCCGAAAAAATTCTTGGAGATAACTAGACGGTTTCCCTGAATGGTTTACCATAAGGAGTCGGCGTGGGCAGGCGGCCTGTGCCTTTTTTCAAGGACGAGGTAACTATGAAGCGATTTGTTTTTGGTCTGTTGGCTCTGGCTATGGTGGCTTCCGCAGCTTCGGCTGGCCCTTTACGTCGTAAGGCGGTTGTGACAGGAACCAAAACCGTAACCCAGACCCAGACCACAACCACCGTTACCACGGTTACTAACGCCCAGGAAGTGGCTGCTTATCTGGCCGGAATTGGCAGGATTGGCCACTTTTTCCGCGGCGGATATCGCTTTGAGGGCGTGGGTATGGGTTCCACCCCCCAGGCTGCCATCAATTCCTGCTGCAAGCCCCGTTTCGGCGGTTCTCCCCGCGAGATCGGCGTTGCACAGGGACGCAACGGCATGTTTTACGCATGCTGCCGGTACTAAGAAAAATTGTTGACCGTGTTTAGGATTGGGTTTCCGGTCGGCACGGTTGACAATACACGCACGGCTTGCCATCCCTTGTCGTGCGTTGTACGGGAGTAGAGAAGAGGCTATCTCGCCACCCTCATAAGGTGGAGATCGCTGGTTCGAGTCCAGCCTCCCGCAATGGTTTTCTCAAAGGAAGGAGTCCCCTATGAACAAGATCAGGAAGAAGATTGTTCGCAGGAAAGAGTTGATCGCAGCCTTGACAAGGATAGCGGCCAACAACAAGAGGGCGACGGCCCGATAAACGAATCGGGCTTTTCAGAGGCGGTGACCCCAAAAGGTCGCCGCCTTTTTTATTGGGGGGTTCTTATGTATGTGATGCGACCGAATGACGGCTACAAGCAATCCTTGAGGGATTTGGCAAAGTCTTTGCTTTCCAAGGGTGCGGTTAGCCATTTTGTCGAAATTGGTTCTTTTTCCGGGGAATCCGCTGTCATCTGGCACGAATCCTTGCCTGATTCCACCATCTGGTGCATCGATCCCTGGTTGCCAGGCTACGACCCAAACGATGCCGCCAGCAACGAGAACATGACCGCTGTTGAAAAAGCGTTTGATCGCAGGGTTTTTGGGTGCGAAAGACTGGTCAAGCTGAAAGGCACTTCGGACGACTTCAAGTCGTTGTCGTGCCTCCAGTCTGTCGATGCTGTCTATGTCGACGCCATGCACACTTACGAGGGCGCCAAGGCCGACATTGAGTTCTGGTTGCCTCGCTGCAAGCTGGCCATCACCGGCCACGACTACAACGGAGGCTGGCCAGGCGTGATCAAGGCTGTGGATGAAGTCGTTGGCAAGCCTGACTTTATTTTCCCAGACAGTTCCTGGTTGAAGTGGATCAAGAGATGAATCCGCCCCACTAAGTCGCTGTGTTTTGCAAAATGCATTTTTCGCCATGATGAGGAGGTTGCGATGACAGATAACGACAACGAATACTGGGAACTCAAGAAAGCAATCGACCTTGCCTCGTCGGCAGACAGATTTGCTGAGTTGGGTGTGGCCGACCTTCTTGATTTGAATTTCATCCATACCTGCCGAAAACTTTTGCCAGACTTTTTGAAAAAACACTCGAGGCTCCTGCGATTGGTCCGCGAGAGCCAGGACGAGATCGAAAGCTTAGACAACGAGGTGTGTCGGGTTGGAAGAGAATCGATGCAATTGATCAATGAAAATTTGAAGCTGAAGGCTCAGGTCGAAGAACTAGAAGAGCGTTTGTCGATCATGCTGGAAAGCAAAGGCGTTGTTGAGGGTTGGGACGCATGAATCGCAAGAAGCTGGAGTACCTGAAAGCCTGTGAGCGCGGAACCCGCGAGGCTGGTGTCAGACTCTTGCGCGGACATGTCGTTAGGACAGAAAGCGGTCGTTTTGTGTCCAAGTTGACTATCGGCCACCATCCTACCGAGGAAGACGCCGAAGCCTTCCTTGAGACAGTCAGGACCATGTTGAATTCCCAGAAGGGGCGAACAACCGATTATTTTCAGTGGGGTTTTAGATTTGTCGGAGACGACATTTGCGGCAATTGTTATTTCAAGGTTGTGCCACTTGATTATTACGAGAGACACGGCTCTTTTGATGGTAACCCCTTCCCGTATTTTCAATTGCCAACATCGCTAGGGTTTTCACACGAAAGTGAATCGACCTTCAGGTATGGCGGCGACGAAACAGAGGGTAGGGGTATTTTGATTCGCATGGGACTGAAGGAGCTTGATTGTGGATGACCTTGAAGGCATTTTGCTGTGTGACGGCCTCGAAGGTGCTTTTATTGGTGTTTTGCACCGGTTCAATCAACCGACGATCGCAGTCTATGACATTGAAAAAATCATCGCTATTTACATGTACCGCGATGGCATGACCGAAGAAGAAGCCCGTGAGTTTTTTGAATTCAATGTTATCGGAGCGTGGGTTGGGGAACGCACTCCAAGTTTCGTGTCTTCAATGTCACTCGAAGAGCTAAACCTGGCAATTCAGGAAAGCTCCGAATAAAAAAACAAAAAAGCTTGCCAACACCCTATGTAAAATCCTAAGCTTTTTGCTGGTTAAAACTTTTCTCAAGGAGTGTGGGGATGTCTCTCGACGAAGATGTTGCCAAAGCTTTGCAGTATGGTCGCCCAAAGAAGGACGATCCCAGGAAAAAGCCGGCAAAGCCAGACGAAAGGAAGCGGGGCAGCAAAAAGAACCCCAAGGATTCTGCTTCTAAGCCAAACAATTCCATCGAGGTTTCAGCGGAGACCGAGAAAAAAATTCGCAAGTTGATGGAAGAACACAACGCCAAAGACCCGAAATACAAGGCCAATATGGCCATGTTGAAGGCCGTCTTTCGTCGCGGGGCCGGAGCGTTCAGCACCAGCCATGCTCCAGGCATGGATCGGACCCGTTGGGGCCTGAAGCGGATCGAGGCCTTCCTGTACCTGCTGCGCAGGGGTAGGCCGTCCAACCCCAACTACAAGCAGGACAACGACCTGCTGCCGGACGGACATCCCCGCTCCAGCAAGAAGAAGGAGAAGTCCAAGAGTAG